GTATTGATATGGTAAACAAAGATATTTTAAATCAATACTTAGATTTAAGAGAAGAAGTAAAAGAAGTAAGGAATAAAATTGAAAAGCTTGAAAAATACATAGAAAAAATTGAGCAGGAAGGAACGGTTATTGATAGCGTTTCTGGCGGAAATGGTGGAAACCAACATTTTAAAATAGAAGGAATACCATTGCCAGAATATAGGCACAAAAAAACCTTGTTATATTCCAGAAAAACCACCCTCGAAATTTTGGAAAACGAACTTCTTGAAAAAACAAATGAAGTAGAAGAGTTTATTGCAAATATAAAAGATAGCAGAATTAGAAGAATAATTAACCTTAGATTTTTAGAAAATCAATCTTGGAATAAGGTTGCCGACCAAATAGGAGGCAATAACACAGAAGACAGCGTTAGAAAAGCGTTCGATAGATTTATGAAAGAGTAAAGTTGTCCGATATGTCCGTTTTTTTTCTGATATAGTTATAATCGAAGAAAGCAACAAAAGTTGAATACTTCACCTCCCCCAATTTATAAAAGCATCGTAGAGAAATCTCCGGTGCTTTTTCTTTTGCAAAGAAAAGAGGATTTTATGGGATATACACCAAAAAAAATATATTGCCCGCGGTGTGGAAGAAAAGTTGCCACGCACGATGGGCGTTCAACAATGAACATTTCTGTGGAATGTAGGAAATGTCACAAAAAAGTGGTATTTTATCCGGAGAATGAGAAGACGGAATTAAAATCTCTTCCAATCCGGTCAACATCCAGTGGGATGACGTTTATTTAGGAGAAAAAAATGAGAAATGACAAATCTCTCCAAGACCTTGTTAAAGGCTGTTATGGTAGAAAAATTTTATATACAGATGTTGAAACCATCACAGAAGATAATATTGTCAATGTGGTGGGAGACTGCATCGGAAATTTTTATTACAACAAAACCATCATAGAATATCTTTGGCGATATTACAAAGGTGACCAGCCTGTTTTATACCGTGTAAAGGTGCAAAATGCTGATATTACAAACAAAATAGTAGAAAATCATGCGTATGAGATTGTTCAGTTCAAAGTAGGACAGACATATGGCGAGCCAATACAGTTTATCAGTCGAAAAGATGATGATGAAATTAATCGGGCAGTGGATGCGCTGAATGACTATCTTGTGGATGCGAATAAACAGGAAAAAGACATTAAAGCAGGAGAGTGGCAGTCAGCAACTGGAACATCTTTTAAGGCTGTGAGATTTTCAAATGGAGAAATACCATTTCAGATTGTTGCCCCTACTCCGATGAATACTTGTGTTATTTATAATCGGAGTACGGAAGAACCGGTGATTGCCGTACAGGAGCTTAAGGACGAAGATGGAAGATGGTACAAACTGTGCTATACAGACAATTATTCATGCAAAATTCAAAATGGAGTAGTTTCTGAATGGAAATTGCACGCATTTGGAAGTATACCTATTGTTGAGTTTCCAAATAATCATGAGAGAATTTCTGATATTGAGCTTGTCATAGGTATTTTGGATGCCATAAACAATATGCAGTCAAACAGAATGGATGGAATTGAGCAGTTTGTTCAGTACTGGGTTAAGTTTGTGAACTGTGAAATCGACCCAAAAACGTTTGAAGAGATGAAAATGAGCCATGCTTTGACGGTAAAGTCCAATAACAAGGATAACAAAGCCGATGTTGAGATTATGACGCAGGAACTAAATCAGAGCCAGTGTCAGGTGGCAAAAGATGATTTGTGGGACAATGCCTTGGCAATATTAGCAATACCAAACAGAGAGTCCCAAAACTCTGGAGGAGATACACAAGGAGCAGTATCATTAAGGGCTGGATGGGATTTTTCAAAGACAAGAGCAAAATTAAAAGACCCAATTGTGAAATCGGCAGAGAAGAGACTTGCAAAAGTTGTCTTAAATGTAATACGCGTTAAGGACAAGGATTTGAAATTGTCAATGAGGGATTTTGATGTGCAAATCAATCATAGCCCGCAAGACAATATGTATACAAAGTCGCAAACACTATATCAGCTTTTAGAGTGCGGCATACATCCTCTTATTGCCATTAAAACGGTGGGGCTTTGGGGAGATGCTGAAAAGACATTCCTCTTGTCTAAGCCATATATAGATGCGTTGTGGAAAACCATTGATGATGCAGAAGAGCAGGAACAAAAAGCACAGGAAATTGTAAATCAATTAAATAAACAGCAAAATAAGACAGCTACCGAGTAATCGGTGGCTGTTTTTATTTTATAAAAATTCGCAAAGTTGTGAGCGTAAAAATCAACAGTGTCATTCGGTGTCGTTGCACCGCAAAAATTCGTAAAGACATATCGGAGGTAATCAATGAAAAGAGAAGAGTTAATTGCAATGGGTATCAGTGAGGAAAATGTTGAGAAAATCATTGCTGATTACGGCAGTGCCGTACAGAGAGAACAGGCAAAAGCAGCAGAGCTTAAGGCAAAGGCAGACAGCGCAGATGAGTTGCAGAAAAAGCTGGATGAAATGGAAGCAGGAAACCTCACGGAACTTGAAAAAGCAAACAAGGCGTTAGAGACAGCAAATCAGCAGATTGCAGATATGCAGAAGAAAAACGCCATTAGAGACCAGCGCGAAGCATTGATGGAAAAGTTAAAAATCAATGCAGAGCAGGCAAAATCCGTTGTCAAGGATAATGGAAGCCTTGATTATGACGCTCTTGGAAAGATTACAGCCGAAAAGGAAACCGCAGCAGCGCAGGCAAAGGAACAGGAGATTGCAAATAATTCTGAAAATCCGGGCGGCGGTACTGCAGGTGGAGAAAATAAAAAAACTGCGGACGTAGAGAACGCAGAAAAAATCAGTTTTGGCAAACCTGCAGAAAGTGCAGAAGCCAAAGACCATTATGTTTTATAGGAGGTAAATTATGGGAAAACCGATTGAAAGAGACTTTACACAGAGTAAAGGAATTTTAAAATTCTTTCCTTATGAGGGTGCGGCGTGTATCGTTCCGCAGACAATGGTGTCAAGTGCCGATGCAAACGGAAAGAAGATTGCAAAGGCAGGGACACCGTTCCCAAGCAATGACGAATCTTGCAAAGGGTATCTTCTGGAAGATGTTGACGTAACAATGGGAGATGCGCCTGGAACTTATGTATATCAGGGTTCTATTGACAGCGCAAAGGTAACAGCGAACGGAGTGACCGTGGAAGCAACTGCAAAAGCAGCAACACCGCGTGTTACTTTTTTTGATTAAAAAATGGAGGTATTAGAGAATGGCATTACCATTAGCAGAAGCATTTACCGCAAGAAGTCTTGGGGTTATGTGGAATAATTATGAAAAAACGCTTGGTTCTGCACCTTACTTAGGTAGACAGAAATTTGGAACCAGAAAACAGGACAGCCTTGAACTTAGATTTATCAAAGGGAAAAACGGTCTTCCGGTATCATTAAAGGCATCCAATTTTGATGCACAAGCAGAGCTAAGAGACGTCGGTGGATTTTCTGACATTCAGAACGAGATGCCGTTCTACCGTGAATCTTACATGGTAACAGAGCGTGAAGAGCAGGAGTATGCAAATTACCAGTCGGCAGAAAATTCCAACATGGCAAACCAGGTGCTTAGAGAAATCAGCAAAAAACCGATGATGCTTATTGATGGGGCAAGAGTAGTGCCGGAACGCCAGATTTGGCAGTTATTAGCACCATCTGATGGTATTCCAAGAGTACAGGTAACAATTGGCGGAAAGAGCTACTATGTGGATTATACTTCGGACAATGGAGTGGCGCACAAGAGAGATCATTACAAGGATATCTCCGGAAGCGATACCGATAAATGGTCTGCATCCGAAACAGCAACGCCACTTGACGACCTTATCGAGATTAAACGTGAGTTTGCAAAGAAAACAGGATATTCCCTTGCACGCTTTAGCATGAATACAGAAACATGGGAAATGGTCCTTAAGGCAGAAGACACAAAGAAACAGGTGCTTGGAATTACTGCTTACAATGGAGGTATTCGTTTACAGCAGGGGCAGGTTACAGAGTATCTTAGAGGATACGGCATCGAGATTGAAGTTTACGACAAACTTTACATCGACCCGGCAGACGGTGCCACCAAATATTTTATTCCTACAGGAGTTATTTCAGCGCAGGCATCCGGCGTGTACCTTGGAGATTATGTCTTTGGAAAGACACCGGAAGAGAGAAGCGGAAGTTTAACAGACGGAAACCTTTCTATTGTAGAAACCGGTATTTCGGTATATACATACGCAACAAATCATCCGATCAACACGCATTGCATTGTGTCAATGATCGGATTGCCTACTTTTGAGGGCATGGACAGCGTTGTTGTCATGAAAGTTGCGTAGGAGGTGCGGTATGATTGCTGAATACACGGTAAAGCGCAATGGAAGATGGTACAAGGCAGGAGATGAAATCCCGGACATTGTTCCGGGAGAAAAATCTTCCGGCGGGTACACCAAGACAGAGATTAACAGAATGAGCACTGCTGATTTACAGGCATTTGCCACAGAACAAGGTATAGACAACGCAGAAGAACTTACAGGAGCAGAATTAAAGAAGCTGTTAATTGAGAAATTAGGATTATAGGAGATAGTTATGGAATTAAAAGACACCGTGGAAATGATGAACAGCACGGACTACAAAGAAAGATTTAAAGCAGAGTATCAGCAAGTAGTTATTCGCTATAAGAAACTAAAAAATATGCTTGATAAGTGGGATAACGATAAACTTACCTTTACTCCAACTTGCCCTAGAAGTACATATAATATGCAGATTAAAGCAATGACAGATTATATTGCAGTTCTTGAAGCAAGAGCAGTAATGGAAAATGTAGAGCTTTAGAAAGGGTTTTAGCTATGGCAGAATACGCCACATTAGAACAAGTCAAAATCAGACTGAAACAATTTCATATTGAAACCGTTACGGATGAAGATGGTGTTACTTCTAATGTTGTCGTGTTCGACCAGAAAGAAGATAACCCTTACATTGAACAGCTTATCAAGCAGGCAAGAAATGAAGTGGTAAGCAAGCGGAATTACCCGGAAAGCTACACGGATGAAAAAATATCCGAAGACTTGAAACAGTTTGAGGATGTAATCGTCAATTTAGCCGTGTACGACCATTCACAGGCAGGAGAAGCCTATATGGCAAGCTATTCAGAAAACGGAGTGAGCCGTAGCTGGAAAGACAGGGAAAGCTTGTTTGTCTGTGTATTTCCGTTTGTAAAATCATTATAACTCATCGATTTCGAGGAGTTTAGAAGATTGTGCGTTACGTTTTGCCGATGTTGGCAAAACGTAGCAGGCGGCACACATTGAGCGGTGGTGGGCGGTGTGCCATAAAAAATGAAAGGCGGTATATGATTTGACGATTGAAATATCAACAGCAATCATTATAAGCGTGCTGTCGCTTGGTTTTTCCGTCTTTATGGGCTTGAAGAGCAACAAAAGGACAGACAACACGGATCTTGAAGAGCGCGTGCGGGAGAACACACGCATTAACATGAAGTTGGATGCCATTTCAAACAACACAACCGAGATCAAGAATGAAGTTTCGGAGATGAGAAAAGAAATAAATTCTCACGACAACAGAATTATAAAGGTTGAAGAAAGTGTGAAATCGGCGCATCACAGAATTGACGGGATAGAAACCCGTCTTAATGATGAAAAGGAGGTTTAATCATGGATATTATACAGTCTGTAATTGCAAATATGACAATTATTCTGGCAATCATTGGTGCGCTGGCATTTGTTGTGTCTGTGGTAACACAGGTAATCAAAGGTGTAGGCGTATTTTCTAAGATTCCAACGGACATTTTGGTATTTGTTCTTTCTATCGGAATCACGGTCGCTGCGTTTGTGGCATACATGCAGTACATCCAGACATCAATTTTATGGTATATGATCTTGGCAGCTATTATTGCAGGATTTATTGTTGCGTTTGTCGCAATGTATGGATGGGAAAAGCTTTCTGAACTGTGGAAACGGTTCGGCAAGGATGTGAAGTGAAATGCTTGAGATCAATAAGCAAAAAATGAATTATTCGCTACAGAGCGGAAAGGTGCCGGTATATGTGACTGATGATGATGGTAACATCGAATATTCCTCATACACGGATTCAGATGGAAATGTAATTTATTACCTCGATAAAGATGGAAACAAAATACCGAAAACAACCGGAGAGTATACCACAGGTTACGAGAAGCCTGTGGTTTTTTATTCTTCAATCAGCAATAAGTTGAGTGAAGCACTTATAAAAGAGTTTGGCGTTGACAATTCCACAAACTTTGTTCAAATTGTCGAGGACAAAGGGAAACTTCCATTGAACGTCGGTTCTTTGGTATGGAAACGGTCAGATGTAAGGTACAAAGATGAAGAGAATACAATCGTTGACGAAAATTCGGCTGATTACATCGTAAAAGGTGTTGCAGACGAGGGATTGACGGTTGATTTGTTCTTATTGCAAAAAAATGTGAAGTAGGTGCGGCATGGGGAAGAAAGTAATCACAATGAGCCTGTCTGAAAAGTCTATTCAGAATGCAATACAAGAGCTTAGAGCCTATCAAAACAGCTTAACATATAAATGCCAGCTATTGGCAGAAAAACTCGCGGAAAAGGGCGTAGAGATTGCCAGAGTGCAAATTGCTGACCTTGACGCAATATTTACATCGGAACTGATTTCAAGTGTTCACGCGGAATATGAAGGAAGCACTAAGGGCGGCGGGATATGGGCGGTAATAGCCGGTACAGACCACGCCGCATTTGTTGAGTTTGGAACCGGAATTGTGGGACAGCAAAGTCCTTATCCTGGGAAACTGCCGGAAGGTGTTTCGTGGCAGTACGCAAGTGGAAAAACTATACATCAGATTTCAGATGGAAGATATGGATGGTTTTATCAGGACGACAATGGCGATTGGTGGTTTACAGAGGGAATGCCAAGCCGACCATTCATGTATCTGACCGCGAATGAGTTGCGGCAGATTGTTACACAGACAGCGAAGGAGGTGTTTGGATAATGGCAGACAACCAGTGGGTATTTGATCTTGAAACAAACATTTTCTCCAATGTTGCAACGATAGCCAAACCAAAACTCAAGAAAAAATACAAAAGCATGAATTTTGACACTGCATTTACAACGGTTGAAAAGAACCTTGATAAAGACCCTGTTTTCCCGACTATTTACATCCATGAGATGCCGGGGCTTGAACGTGGGGCAGATTTAGAGGGCACATCCGTAAATGCGGTGCAGGAAACAATACAGGTTGACGTCATTACAAACACAAAGCAGAGCGATGCAAAAGGGATTATGGCTATTTTAGCTGATGCCTTTAAACAGATGCGATTTCAAATTACAGCAATGCCGGAGTTTAAAAATGACAGTGAAAAAAAATTTAGAAGCGTTGCAAGGTTCCGGCGGATAATCGGAGCCAACGACAGATTGATGTAAAAGAGCCGAAAGGCTCTATTTTTTATGCACCGGGTGCAAAAAGATGCGCCCGATAACCGCATTATTTGGCGGTAGAAAGAGAGGTAAAAATGGCAGAAGCAGGATTGTCTACGTTAGGAATTACGTTTGGCTATGGCACAGAAGCGACAGCCGGAACAAAGCCTACATCGTTTAAACAGCTTACAAGAATTAACGCAATCGGCGGTATTAACATTGAGCCGGAACAGATTGACGCATCTGCATTAGAAGATGCTATTACCAGATATGTAAAGGGTCGCGCAGATACCGGTGGCTCTTTCCCTATCACGGTAAACCTTACGGATGCCACAAAGGAAGAGTGGGAAGCACTTATCACGGCGTATAAGGCGCTTTCCGGCGGGAAAAGAATGTGGTTTGAAACTATTATCCCGGGATTTACCGACGCGTTTTTTGTTGTGGCTCAGCCGCCAGAGCAGATTCCACAGCCGGAGATTGGTCAGAACGAACTTTTGACGGTTGAAATGAATCTTACCATTGAAGAATACAAGGGCATGGACACCGCTGTAGCTTTTACACCGGGGGAATAACACGTCAGTCGAATAGTTCGGTTGGATCGGCTGACGATAACCAGACAACCGAGCCAGAGCTTGAAGAAACAATTTAAAAGAACAGGGCGGTCTTCGGACTGCCCTTTCCCTATATGAGAGGGAGAAAGGGAAAGAAAATGACAAAATTAAAATTTGGCGAGAAAGAATTACAGATCAAGTTTGGATATGAAGCAACCGTGAAAAGCGGAATTATCAAGAAAGTAGCAAAATTAGACCAGATGGAAGATATCGAAGCGGTTGACGAAATCCTTTTATTTCTTCCAGAGTTAATCCTTGTAGGCGCGCAGAAGTTTCACAAAGAGGAACTTGGATACAATCCGGACAATGAGGGAGAAAAGGAACAGCAGCTTGGAAAAGTATATGCCATGCTGGATGATTACTTTGACGGAGAAGATGCAGATGTTCAGGTACTTTACAATGCACTTTTAGCGGAGCTGCTTGAAAACGGTTTTTTATCAAAACTGCTCAAAGCAGATCAGAAAGAAGCGGAGAAGAAAACTCCGAGGAAAAAGTAGAAGAACAGAGAGAACTTACATGGGGAACATATTGTGCGGAAATCCGCCCATTCTGGCTTTTAGTTACAAAAGGGTATGGATTTACCGTGCGTGACATAGACACGTCCTGCCCGGCTGATTTACAGCCTTATGCGGATGCTTACAACTTAGATAAAAAGCAAAGAGACAATGAGATGTGGATGTGGTTTGGAACATACGGATTGTCTGCGGTATCGGTGGCAGTAGAACATTGCCTTGCCGGACGAAAAGCAAAATCAAAGTATATTAAAAAACCAATCAATGAGCAACAAGGGAAAGATGATTCAGAAATGACGGAAGAAGAAATAAAGAAACAGAGAGAGCTATTTGTGGCAAAACTTAAAGTCATGCAGTCAAACTATGAGTTGAGCCACCCAAAACCAGAAAAGAACTTGGAGGTATAAATATGAGAATTGGATCTGCAAGACATGATGAAAATGGGAAATTGACCGGTGGGAGACCGGGAGATCAGACCGGAACAGAAGTAAGTATGCAAAACTTTTATGTTCATAAAAAAGGATGGTATGTGTTAAGACCAAAAACAAAAGATATGGCGGATAAACTGGCAGAATCAATGATTACAGCGTGCAATAATGATAATATTGGCTACTGTCAGGGACACCGGCTTGGAATTGTCAAATATGGTATTAATTCAAAAGTAAAAACAGAAGCAGATTGCGGCACAACGGTACGTGCATGCATTATTCATGCAACTGGAAAAGATGTTGGAAATTTCACCACAGCAAATGAAAAATCTGTACTTCTTTCTAGTGGCATGTTTGATGACATTGGAGGTTATGCGGCAGGAATGGTTCTTTACAATGGAGATGTTCTTGTCACAAAAACCAAAGGTCATACAGCGATTGTGACAAGCGGAAACCCTAGAAAAAATGTAAAAGATCATTTAAACCCATACCCGGAACCTGTAAGGATTTTAAAGAAAAAATTCCCTTGCATGAGAGGGGATGATGTGAGATGGCTTCAGACGGAGCTTATTTATCACGGATGCCTAGATGAAAAAGATAAAAAGGGAAACAGTAATGTGGACGGTATTCTTGGAAATGATACGGCGACCGGTATTGGAACATTCCAGAAAAAAGTCGGAATTACAGTAGATAAGAAATGTGGACCGGTTACAAGAGAAAAATTAAAAGAGTAGATCAAGGACGGTAAGGTGTCACAGCCTACCGTCTTTTTATTTTGCATAGAAAGTTGGTGCATATATGGCAGACATTGATGAATTACAAATAAAAATCAAAGCTGACTCTGCAAAAGCAAGTAATTCCATAGAAAGCCTTGTAAACAGCATGAATAGGCTCCGGGAAAGCATATCGTTTGACACTGCAAAACTTTCAAATATTGCAAGCGGAATCAGAAGCATTTCCGATGCGGCTACCGGATTCAAAGGTGGTAAATCTTCGGAAATCACATCAATGGTGCGGGCACTCAATAAATTTTCTGGTGTTGATGCAAATTCTATCCACGGAATATCTTCTGCTGTGAGAGATCTTGCATCTGGAATAGCAAGTGTTAAAGCTGTTGATACAAGCGGACTCACAAGCATGGTGTCGGCACTGTCAAAAATTGGTGGCAAGGCATCTACACAGGCGACAAAGAATCTGCCGGCTTTATCTGCGCAGTTACAAAACTTTGTACGCCAGATGAACAAGATAGGTGCATTGAATTTTGATATGACCAATATGAGCAACCTTGTAACAGCCATATCAAGGCTTGGAAGCGTTGCAAGCGGACGTGCAGTAACAAATATACCTTTGCTTGCTGACAACCTTAAATATCTGTTTGAGACACTCTCAAAAGCACCAAATGTAAGCGCAAATATTTTACAAATGACACAGGCACTTGGAAATCTTTCAAACAGATCTGGCGGTGCGATTACTGGATTAAATAACAGCATCAGTAATCTTTCCGGTTCTTTCCTTGGATTTAAGACATCCACAGGAAAAGCATTGATCGGACTCAAGTCATTCACAAGACAGATTTTGTCCTCTATGGGGATTTATCTTGGTCTGTACGGAGCGATAAGAGGAATAAAAAATGCAATCGACATATCATCCGCATTAACAGAGGTTCAGAACGTTGTTGATGTTACTTTTGGTGACATGTCAAAAAAAGTCAATGACTTTGCACAGGACTCTATACGTCAGTTCGGTATGTCAGAACTGACATTGAAACAGACGGCAAGCCGATTCCAAGCAATGGGAACAGCCATGGGAATTGACAGT